TAGTAGATACGCAATAGAATTGCCAGCGTTATCTCTCTTTCACTGGCAATAGATAACCCCGCAGGTCAAGAGTGCTAACTGCGGGGTTATTTTTATTGGTCAGTTGAATAGAAGCCTGATCCCCGAAATATAATCGGGGGTGGGGACCAGACCCTATTCATTATTTCACCGCAGTCAGCGCAGGAGGGAGCACTAACTTCGGCGTGGATAGAACGCTCAACTGAAAGGGTAGTTGAGCAGTTCAGACACTTATAGAGGTAGTTCATTTGATAACTACTAACGCAGATGGAAAGGGTGCGGAGTTCTTTTGATTACCAAACTTCAACCTACCCTTGATAAATCTAACCTCGTGCTGGATACAGTATGAGTGCCACCAATTTGTATCAGTTCTAGCAGGTACAAGGCAGACAACAGTAGCTCCGTGCTTGGCTTCATCATTAGCTTTCTTCATCCACTCACCGATAGTCCTGCCATAGGGAGGGTTGAGCCATACAACACCACTACCAGAATCCAAGGACCAGCAACAAGTAAAGGCGTCTTGCCTAGTATTCTCAGGGTGATCTGGTCCATACCAGTTATCAGGGACAAGGGTAGATGAAGCAAGTGCAGCAGCGTCAAGGGTAAAGTTAAACTCTTTCGCTAGGTTATTATAGAAATCTCTAGGTGTGCTCCAAGTATCATCGTTAGATGTCTTGAAGGTATCAGTTTTATAGAAGCCTTCGGTCATAGAGGTATCGCATAATCTAGGTGGAGGAAACCTACCAACTTCATAATCTTTCTGGTATCAGAGAACTCAGTGGTGGTAGGCATCCACTTCTCAGACCAAGCTGGCTCTGGAACTCTTGATAAGTCAAAGGCATAGACTCCCTCTGGTGTGGAGTTGATGTAGTAAGGAGTGATGCTACCTGCTTGGTTGATAAGTCTGCGATACTTCATCTCTTCAATAAGTAAATCTGGATAGTGAGTATGCCTACACTTTAATTCTATGTATAGATTCTTTTCATTAGTTGAGCAGTCAAACGAATCATAGACCCCTTCAGACTTTTCAAGGTCGGGAAAGTGTGTGCCTTTTAGATAGTCAAAGAGCTCTTGTTCTTTCACTGGTAGGGACTCTCCCCGCCCACATTATTCTGCAACTTACGCAGAGAAGCCTGACATCTACGATCAGCAGTAGATACAGCGCAACCTAGATACTCTGCCATAGCCTCAAGGGTGAGGCTCTCGTGGTATCTCTTGATAAGAATATCTTTATCTGTTATCTCTAGCTTTAGATAAGCCTTCTTAATATCTATCAGAGTAGCAAGTAGATTACCGCCCTCTGCTGGAGCTGACTGCTTACGCGGCTGACCATCATTGATGAGGTTCTGTGCCTGTTCTAAGACTGTATTATCTACTACTGAGGCAATAACGTGGGGCAGTAGTTGAGCTATCGTTGCAGTGTCATAGAAGGCTTCATCGCCTATGCGATAGCCTGCCTTTGCTGCCTTCTCCTTGCGAGCATAGCGCTCACAGTGACGCTTCATCTGCCAAGCAATACGCTTCTCGTTGATTACCTTCTGGATAGAATTAGTTTCATTTAATAATCCATCTAGATGTGCCACTCTTGTTAGATACCAGGCGTAGCATTCCTGCTTTACATCGTCCCTATCTACATAGTTACGAAACCTACGACAGATAGTATTGGCTACGCTAGGAGCTATATCAAGTATAACTGGGTGTATATCAGTCATTAGTTATTTCAGGCCAAGTCTTATCTAGGACCATCATTGCAATAGCAGAATAGTTAAGTAGATCTAAGAAACTATCTCTGAGTGACTCGTTGCTGGGAGAGACTTCGCTATCAACGAGGTGATTGATTCTAGCCACCTTGTCGTGCATACGCACTCGTAATCCGTTGAGTGCTCCACCTGGACTGTGAGAGATGTTCTTTGGACCATAATCTTTATGTTTGCGGATGAGCAAATTGCCAGCCGTGTCAAGGATTCTCCAGACATTTGCTATAAACTCCGCGTCTATTCCCTTGTGGGGATCGGCTTGACTGTAATCATACCATTCTTGAAGTCTATGGAAACTATTACCATCCCCAATTCCTTCAGATACTCTGCCATCTGTGTCAATTCCTTCTTTGTAGTCACTCACTTAACTCCTCCTACTAGGTTGGCTGTTGCTTCTTGTCCATTCACCAGATAGAAGTCTGTTATGTCCATACCTGGTGGTAATTGTACTATTTGTGAGTTAATCAACTCACCTGCGACACGCCTAGAGAACTCAGCTCCAGGGTTAGTCCCATCTTCCTTTACATCATTGTCTCCGACTACATAAACAGTATCAAAACCATTGAATAACTTTGAATAATAAGGCTTCCAAGCAGCAACACCAGGCACTCCAACTGCTGGCACTTGGCAGTTAGCCTCCATAACTATCGCATCAAACTCACCCTCACATACAACTACCTTGCTGGTATTAGACATAGTTGCAATGACATTAAACAGGTGTGACTTCTGACCAATGGGCGCTCCATACTTAGGCTTGCCATCATCAAGTCTTCTAAACTTAAAGCCAACACAGATATCTAAGGCAGTGAAGTAAGGTATAGATATCCAACCTTGATAGCCTTGATGTCCCTCTATCGGATCTACAATAGAACCAAGACGATACCTAGCTGCTATCTCCTCAGATATTCCACGTCCTTCTAGATATTGCAGAGCTTCTGGGCTTATCTCCTGTGCGTAATGGTGAGCCGCTTCCTCCAATAATTTCGCCTGCCCTTGCGAGAGCATCTTTGAACCCCACATTCTCTAGTTCCATAATTACATTGACAGCGTTGCCACCCTTGCCACAGGTATGACAGAAATACAAGTTGTTATAGGTATCAATGACTGCGCTCTTACGAGCATCATCGTGCATACAACAACGAACAGATATGTTGCGACCCTCTTTTACTTCTCCTCCGAAATGTCTAACGACATCTGCTATGGAGACTGTGTTTGCATCAGAGTCGCCTTTTGACCTTTTCTTACGCACCACCCTGGACCAGTCTTGTGTTGGCAAGCGCAGTCTCCTTTACAGTATCCGTGCATCTCTTCAGCTTTATCATACTGGCCTCGTGAGTTAAACTCACCAGCCACCTTGCAGTCTGAACACATCATTTCTTTTTAGGCTTCTCTTCTACTACTGCTTCTTCCACCTTCGGTTCTTCTTTAACTTCTGGTGTAGTAAATATCTGGCTAGTTGTTATTTGTCCTTGTGGTACTGGCATTTTCTATCCATTTCTCTAGGTTCTGTATTACCCAAGCATCTTCTATGCTTCCCATACGTCTTTTAACTATAACGAAGGCTGGAGGTTCAACCACTAACCCCCGCGCCTTCGCATAGTTGGCTGCCTCAGCTTGGGCTTCAGCCCAGAACTGCGGAAGATCTAATGACTTTCTATTCTTACACTCCAGAATATAGGTCTGACCTGCGATTATGGTGACGATATCACCTTCATCATTGGCTCCTGCCTTAGCAAGTCTTTCAGCAAAGTGTCCTAGTTTGCGTAGATACTTCATCACATCTGTCTCAAACTTAGAACCCTTAGCCTTGTTGTAACTGCTCACTTCTACCTCTCAAATACTCTGCTGCTTCAATGAAGCCAGCCTTCTCTAATTCTGCTGCAAGATAAGTCATATGATATTTATATGCAGCATCTATGCCAGCATTCCAGCCTCTATCAAACTGGGTTGTTGCCCACTGATGAAATTCTGGTTTTAGTTTAACACCCATTATGCGCTTCTCACATTAGAGTTGAGAACTGCTCTGCCATAAGAATCAGAGTCAGATATCTGGCAGGTAGCAAAGTTTACAAAGAGTCCTACGTAATCCTTGCCATCTGCTTGATGCTTTCCGAAACGATTCTTTACTGGTGCAACCCTCAAAGTATTTTCTATTGGGCTATAGCCAAGAGTAAGTATCATCGCAGGTAGCTGACTCACTTTGCCGTGAATAGCACGGCGAGCTGAAGGTTCAGTTGGATTACCATACTCACTCTGTTCTGAAACGTGATGTAGCACTAGCACACAGGCTTCAGTCTTCCTAGACATATCGTGTAGTTCAACCATAATCTGGCGCAGTCCTGCCCATTCATTATCAGATTCAGCAACAACATTCATTAGGTTATCTATGACGATCAGCTCTGGAGCCAACCCATAGAGTTCAATGTAAGCCTTGATTTCCATTTCTATATCATCAAGATTAGGACTGGAATCAAAGACCCATTGTATATGCGACATACTCTCCAAGTACTTATCATAGTAGCGAGGATTTTCAGTAATCATTTTCTCAACTGTCTGCTGAGTATGACCTGCTGTATGTGCAGATGCTCGCATCATTACTGTAGCGGTATCAGTATCTGCTGAGAAGAATAAAGTAGGAACCTTTGCCTGAATGGTATAGACCAGAGCGAACATAGACTTACCAGCATTGGGCGCAGCAGCGACCATACATACTTGGCCTCGTCTAAACTTTATATCTTTCTTCTCTAGATCTTTCCATACTGTAGGCAGGGGTTGTGCTGTAGTGCGAGAAGACTTCCAAGCTCTATCTAACCTAAGCACTACGTCCCTCCCTTGGTTTAGGTATGTTCCTTTTTCTTCTAGCAGTCTTTAATTCAATGGCTGTAAGGCCACCCCAGATACCGAACCTTTCGTTCTGTATACCCCATTCAGCGCATTCGGTTTTATGGACACATCTTCCACAGATAGTTTTTGCAAAACTTGTATGGTAACGAGAACTACTGTCTGTTCCAGTAACCTCTGGGAACCAATGGTCTCCTCCGACTTGTGCGCACAGCGGAGCCTCGTATTCACGCGGCTCTCGCATAGTGTTAGGCCCAAATCGTTGCCGCTTGTTGGTCCTTTGGAACCTTAGCACCAGTCCACTTAGGACCAGTAGCAGGATCAAACCAACCCTTGTATGGCTTGCCAGTTGCCTGAGCTTTGCCGTGCTTTAGAACCATCTTTCCACGAGAGCACTCTGGTGCGCTTGGATGGTTGTACACCCAGATGTTGCCGTACTTATCATTAACTGTTTCTTCTCCGCCAGCAGATACTGGCGCTGATGCTACTGCTGGTGCACTAGCGTAAACGGGAGCAGCAGGTGCAGCGCTTGCATACGCTTGGCTTGTGCTAACAATAAGTGCTGAAAAGTCAGAGGCTGCTGTTAGCAACCCTTCCAATTCCTCCTTAGATGTAGCATAAAGATTGATAAGGGTTCCATCTGGTGTCTTGAAATTTACTTGGAACTTTGTTGATTCTGGTGCAGCCACTTACTTACCTCCATTATGTTTGATTGAAAGGCGCAGACTATCCTTGCCTTTTATAGTTGGTACGAATCCAAGAATCTCTTGGACTTTTTCTTTATCTACTTGCTTAGGTCCAGCTACTTCGGTCCACCTAACTTCAACACCTGTAGCTGTAACCCCGACAACACCAGTCAGTGCTTCTTTGATTGCATCCTTCTGAGTTGTCAATTCTTTTATCTTGTTATCTATTTGTAGAAATTCCAAAGCCTGATTACTTGCCTCATCAGATTCAATGAGTGGTAGTTCAGTCTTTGTATGTTCTTTTTTTAGACCAACGCATCCAATCTCACCAGATGCGTCAAAGTATTTACAATAGAACTTACAGTAGCTCTCATCCTTTTCAGGTTCAGGAGCAACCTCACTTGTCTTGATAGTCTCTAACCAAGATAAGGCTTCAAGCGCGACAGCAGGATCATACTTCTCCGTATGGACCTTGACATCGCGCTCGTCACCGTCTCGCGGTATTGCTACCAGATGAACATTAGTGACCTTCCCCAAGCCACTCTTATCTATCAGGTATCCGTAAGTCTGGATTTGCCAGCGTTGCTGCTGACTTGGAAAGTAAGTTAGGTTCTTCAACTTCACTGTCTTCCAATCCACTACATCGCCTGTCCCAGGAATGTAGAGATCTACGTGGGCCTTCATCCCATTATGCTCAACAGTCTGCTCAAGCATAACTTCTTTATTGTTTGACAAAGCCTTTTCAATGGTGTCGTGGATAGCAGTTCCCATAATTGCAGCGAGCTTTAACTCTCCGCCATTGGTCTTTGGTTGTGCGTTTAATTTATACCAGACCTTACGGCGACAGCCGCCTAATTCTGATGGACCTATCTCTGTTTGTATTGACCTGCCACGAGAGTTCTCTTTTTCATAGAGAGCTTTAACTAATAAATCTTTTACATCCATTTGTATTCTTCCCACCTGTTTATTGTAATCCGAAAGAATATCAGATTGATTACAAATATTCTAGCCAACAACTGCTTGGGCATATCTTCATATTCTCTGTAGTAATCAAGACCAAAACCCCAGTTGCCTAAGCTCCCACGAGTTACATACATAGTCCATCTTTGATTCATAGCAACCTTCCTTGAGTGACACATTGAATCGGAGGGCAGGTATTGATGTCAAGGATGCTGGCTATTTCAACGGCGCGTCTGGCGTGTTGCTCTACATTACCCAAAGTGAGACGACCCACACGATCATAAAGATAACCGAGAGCATAAGCACCACCGCTACCGATTCCATAAATGCCTTCATCCGACTGGATGAACGAGAGGTCTGTTGCAATATGGAATAGGTTGCCATCAAACGATACAAGGTAGTCAAACCCTGCTTCTTTATCTTTCGCTGCTTCATAAGGTTCATATCCATTCTCTTTGAATGCTTTAAGTATGGATGGCATAACCTTCTTACCCATCCAAGCCACGGGATCAGCTCCCTTGTAAGGTGGCGGGCTCCAGTTATAGGCGAGAATATCACCAGGTCTGGAATCACCTACCAGTCCCAGTAAGTATTTACCAACACTAATAATCTTTGGTGTAGTACTACTTATAGTCCGTAAGTTATCTTCAGTAATCTGGCTATCAGCAGCCAGTATCACCATATCTTCTATCTGTATTCCTACCAGTGTCGTCATAGCAGAGAAATATACCTTCCTACGGCGTGTCGTATCAGTAACGACACACCTTGTCATTAAAATATGAGCGGAGCGAATAAACAGTAACAGCGTTCCGAGCCGCCTAGAGGCGGCGAGAGGCGACTGACATCAGGAAGGAGCCGTGAACTGAGTGTTGTTCCGTCTACTTCGGCTGCTGAAATATAGCACTCCTCTTCCGCCAATACAGGCAGCTAACCTTAGAACTCTGGGACCAGTCCACGCCTGCTCTTGTGGCTCTACAGTCTTTAGTATCTTTGCTCAGTTTGAAGACTATGAGATTGCCTGGTGGGGTTTAGATGGAAGTTGTGCCAACTGTGGCAACCTAGTCAAGGTGCCTTGCCCTATTGATAAGAACGAGAATAGTTTTTAGGCATAAAAAAAAGCCCCCATCACCTTGTGGGTGACAGGGGCCTTTGCCTCGCGCTTGCTACAAACTATTAGTTTGAACCACGTCCAAACTCTGGGGCTGATGTATCTAGCCACTTGAGTACTGGACCTAGGAAGCCAGCCAAGGCTGCAGTTCCAAGGACCTTAAGATCAGTCTCTCCTGCTAGGTATAGTGCGATTGCTGCAGCAGCAGCTGCACGAAACCAAGTAAGACCGACTTGCTTTAATTGTTCCATTAGATTGCCTTTCGTTTTGTATTGTGAACCTTGCAGCAGGTGCATACTGGTACCAAATTGGTACCTTTTGCTACCTTCTTCTTTGGCTGAGGCTGTAATTTAGCCAGAGCCTGGTTCACAATCTTAGGTTGATTCATCCACCAAAACCAAGGGCTAGTGTCATTAGCCATATCAGCGTTAATAGAAATATGAAGATGCTTAGTATGAGGGTTACTGCCACTGTACTTGCGATTGCCAGAACTAGCCAACTGGCGTGACCAAATCTTCTTATTGAAGATAAGGTAGGAAACGCGCTCATCCTCTTTAAGTTTTTCAAAAATAACGGCACAGTCAATACCTGCCTTTGGGTCGTGGGTCAGGTCTACTGCTAGTCCAGTATTGTGATCTGAATTAGGACTTGCCTTGATGTGAGCAGCACTGGGCAATAGCCCATCCGATGCCTTGTTCCGCTTCGGTACAAGCGCAGTTGCTTGTCGTAGTACAACTATCGCAGCAGGACTTGCGGCCTTCACCACAGGTTTCATTCATCTTCCTTTTCTTTCTTTTTGTTTTTCATTCCGTTAGCAGACACAATGCCCGCCAAGGTGCCTGTCAAGAAAACTGTCAAAGTTGAAACAAGGTCAATAAAAGCTGCATCGTTGGGAGCCTGCTTCATTGGTTGAGTCACAAATACCAAAGCCCACAATAAAGCAAAGACAGACATTGCAAAGACAATAGCAAGGATAATTCCAATAGTCACAATGAGTCTTGCGTGTAGCTCTTCAACAGTAAGTCTAGTCCTTTTCATCAAACACCTCTGGTAGTAAGTCAGCAGAGCAAGTTCCTGTCACTTCACATTGAGGCGGATTACACTCAGGCTTCTCCCAATTTTCAAACTCTTGGCAGGGATAGCGAACCCATCCATCATAACTGCAACCTGTGAGGCTAAGGCCTATCAATAAGCAGACGATAAATTTCATCAACGCGACTTTCTAATCTATTGACCTGATCCTTTACAGAAGTTCCACCATTTGGCTTGAGTTCGTTTAGGTAATGCTTAACTAACCAGCGTACAACGCCAGCAAAGCCAGTGATTATGGTTAGTGTTGCTACTGCAAGGGTTGCCCATTCTGTAGGTGTCATTTATACGCTCCGTATAGTTACTAGCAAAGTGCCCCCGAAACCTGAGAAGCGCTTATCTGTTGGTGTGCGGTTGATAAAGTCCATCTCTTCTATAAGCCCGATAAAGGACTCACCTGTTCTGAAATCCTGAACGACAAGAGTATCGCCAAGGTTTTCTACTGCTTCAAGTTGTTGCATACGATCCCAAGCAGAACCCTCATAGCCCACCTCTACGCCAAACTTATCGCTCTCGTGGTCATAGCAGAAGACTGGGTATTGAATCAGTCTCTGACGAGGGATTGCTGGTAGAGATTTAATCTGATAACCATTAAATATTGGACCAAGTAAATTGCTAGTAGTAGACCTAGTAAAGGTAAACTTAAATCCTAAATACTCCTGAGCTGAAGCAGGATAAGGGATACCACCTTCTGTTACGGTTTCACCTTGAGAATAGGTTCCGATATTGTATGTGGTTCCAGCAGAGTCAATAGACTGCAGACTCAAGCCACCATTGGTAGAGATAAATCTAGGAAAGAGCAACTTAAATATCTTAGGCTCTAAGGTGTTATAGCGGATATAACCAGTCTGTAAGTAACCAGAGGCAACCTTGACTCCGTATGATTCAATCCATATTCCATCACCTGGAACAGCAAATACAACTCTATCGGTAGCACCAAGGAAGTCTGTAGATGATGGGTTAACAGTCTCACCGCTTGCACAAACATCCCAAGCATAAGCAAAGACAAGGCTATTAGGAACTACTGGCTGTGATAAATCAATACGGATTAGACCTGACTCAGTACCTTGCAAGGTTGTTACATAAGCAAATCTATCCTTGAAAGTTACACTCTTGCACTCTGTATCTACCAGCAATGGTCCATAGCTGATGTCACCATCAGTAGATACCACTGCAACTCTTACGCCTTTATTAGTGCAAAGAACTCCAAAGGTACCAAGGTATACATCAAAGGAGTTTAGTATCTCACCCTCTGGTAAATCAACTACAACAGTAGGAACGTTTAATTCTGGAAAACCTAGCGCATTGGCATTAGCAGTATCTAATGTAATTTTGTATAGAGATGACTGAGATCCAGCATAGCCACCAACATAAAAAGCAGCAGGTCCTTCAGATATGGTTGTCCATATCCAAGATGGATTTGGGTGTTCATAAAGCGCAGTAGGTAAATTGTGACCACCTGCAGTAGTTGCAATATTGGAATTTAATTCATATAACTCTCTACCCACGCCAGCAAGTAAACGTTGCTTTGCATAGCGCAGTGCTACTGTGGTAACTGGACCATCAAGGTCATAGATATGACCATCAGATGTAGAACCAAAAATATTACCTCTATGAAGTTTGTCATTATCTGCTGCAAAGTATCTACTGCCATCAGAGGTTAAAGCCATAAAATCAAGGGTATGTGGAGCTGCTGTTAAAACATAGTCAGTAACAGTAGGTGTATCACTGCTCATAGTAAGTTTCTTAAGGTCAGGTCCTTCAGTAAAGACAACTGCATCTACGTTATTAGCAGTATCTCTAGCACCGACTAGGTATAGGTTAGTTGCTGTTGCAGGTTCAGCCCTGACTGTGCTGTTTAACAGGGTAGCCTGTCCCTTAGTCCAGACATCTACACCTTTAGACTCAGTAAACTGGAAGCGTAGCGACTCATCTTGTAGCGGTTCAAAGTATTTAATACCAGCACCAAGGTGGAATGATGACTGTGATCGTAGCCACCAACCTGTAAGAGTCTGCTCGCCAGGCTCTCTGGTCTGGTCAATCTGTTGCTTACGATACTGAGCTGTAACTCTACGATAAGGCGTATCATCACTAGCAGCCAAGAAGAATGGCAGACCAGCAAAGGCTACATCGTATGCCTCACTGGTTGATGAGTAACTGGTGGCCCCAGCAGGATTGGAAAGTACATAGGGAATGCCCTCTGTAATATCATCGCCGTAGGCCATCAGTTATTCCTTTCAATCAACCAAGTAAATTCACCAGCGATCTAGCTCTTCCAGATGCCAGCTGTGTATAAACCTGAGTAGTAGCCACAGATGAGTGGCGCATTAAATCTCTTACTGCTAGTAAATCTCCGCCTGATTTCTCAAGCATATTGGTAGCAAAGTAATGCCTACAGGCGTGGAAAGTCTTCTTAGGTATACCCAAGCGCTTCATCTCAAGTGAGCACATCTTGGTCAGAGCGTTAGGCGTTACTGACCATATCTTGCCACTGGTTTCGTGCTTCAAAATTGTCTGAGCTACTATGGCAGCAACTGGCACAGATATGTCTGTACCGCCCTTACCTGCCACTCTGAGGATGTATCCATCGTCAGCCTGCTCTAGGTCTACCCCACGAAGGTTTGCCACCTCCATAGCCCTTAGACCCGCTTTACAGCCTATTATGAACCAGTCCCTCATAGGCAAGTCAGCCTTAGTCATAACCAGTTCAGCCTCGCCTGGGGTCAAAGGATGTGGTAATCCTCTTGCCTTGCGTACAGCAGGTAGGTCTAGGTCAGCTTCATTTTCTATCAGGCCCATCTTTCGCAGAGCCTTAAAGATACTTCTAATGCGAGCTGCGTAAGTTCCCTTAGTTGATGTGGCCTTGACTCCCATAATGAGTCGTTGCAGATCCTCAACGGTAGCTACTTCTGGGTGAACACCAAGGCGTAGCAGTAGGTTGAAGTCATTTCTAAACAGGGCCTCAGCATATCCCTGTGATTCATAGCGTGCTTGTAGCTTTTCTTTCATTGTTTCTAGCGGTATTTTCTTCATAGGAACCACTTTAACATAGGGATTATTCTGGTGTCAACCACAATCCTTAGAGATTGTTCCAAGAACATTCCCCATTTTGTAGCGGATAGTTCAGTTTCTCCAACAGGATTAAAGTGGGCTGCGCCTGGAGGTGCAAGCGCATTAACCTTTATTGCTTCAGCGACTCCAAGCGGAGCAGCAAGCCAATCTTTTAATAATTGTTTTTCAGCGACTTATCAGAATTATTTATTTGTTTGCAATCTAAGTGTTTCTAACGCGGAAGAGCAATTAAATTATAGGATGCGAGCAAGTGGAACAGATGCAACTGGTTCTGATTACGATTACCAATCACTCGGCGCTAGAGCAAGCACTACAATTTCAGGTTTTGGTTCAAATAATCAAACTGCTGGCAGAGTTGGTAATTTTGGTGGAAGTAGCACTATCCAAAGTCAATTTGTATTTTATGTTAATCGCCCTTTTGAGGCAGAAGCAACTACATTAGTGTCGCAAATGTCTTGGTATAACGGCACAGACGACATAAGATGGACGGCTTATGCGGCAGTTCATACCCCGACAACTTCTTATGATGGAATAAGTCTTATTTCAAGTGCTGGAACAATGACGGGCACAATTCGCATCTACGGCTACGCCAACAGTTAGGAATTAAAATGAAGATATCTGAAACTTTTGCAGAAAC